TTGAATTAATGCTTTTAAAATTAAAATATCCATGTTTACCTTTAACGCCATTGTATTTTTTAATAAGATCAGTCATAGGTCCTACTCTATCACTTCCACCGACATATGTAACATGCTGTACACCTGAGTTGTGTATTTTTGTTAATTGATGTAATAAACTAGGACTTTCGTTATCAGAAGAATATACTTTGGTAGAAGGTTTAGCTACTTTCTTGATTAATTTTACTTTGGTAGCAGCTGGTATTGGATTGCTGCTAGTACCTTCTGAGTGGCTAGTAATGAAATGAGCTTCAGCACCTTGCTCGTTTGCTTCGCCTTCTACAGTTTTTAAAACTTTTTCATGGCCATTTGTAAAAGTTTGATGTCTTCCAAAGGCTACTACAGCCCTCTTTTGAATTTCTTCTTCTGATATGAATTGGATGAAGGTCTTCATTCTGCAAACCTCGGATTGTTTAATATCGCATTAGATACTTTAACTGGGACTAACTTTGATACAGGTCTCATCTTTCCTGCAGAATCTTTCTTCTGAAGCACGATGCCTTCACCTTGTGACTTCTTGCCATCTATAGATGTTTCCATGTCAGGGTGCGAGATTCCTTTTAGGACATGTTCTGTAGCTTGTCCGAGATGATGTCTGATGTCTAATGAGCGTTGAAAATGAGGAGCATGCTTTTCGACATGAGCGATATGGCTAGCAAATTGATCTCTTGTTCTCTGTTGTCCTGCGGGTGTCTTTAATTTCTTAGCTGCCTTCTCACCTTCAGCAGCAAGATGCTTCTTGTATCCTTCTACAGTGGCAGTCTCGCCGCGTCTCGTCGTCCTGTTGAGGTATGTAGTGAAATGACCTCCTTTCTTAGGATCGATATGTGCGGGAGTGAGATGCTCGGTCGTATGACCTTTTAATAGCGCCTTTGCTGCATTCAGATGCTGTTCTGTCGCTTTCCTATCTTCATCTGAATATGTCTTCGGATCAGGATGATATTCATGTTCTGGGACAAACACATTATCACTATGTCTTAGAGCATTCTTTGACAACCCGTGAGCAACTCCGCCTGTGATCTCTGTATGGACAGCGATCCCGAGAGGTGCCTTTGTCTTTGCCTTATATGTGATCCTGTTCGGCGTCGTAGAAGTAGAACCACCCTTCTTGGATGTCTTATCTGCTTTATCTGCAGGTGTATGTAGCAAATCGCCCTGAACATGATGACCTTTGTTTACAAACTCATGTCCGTGTGCTAACAGATGCTTGAGCGACGCCGCATATTCTGGTGCATGTCCAAAATGCGTATCGATCTCTTCTGGCGTTCTTGCGACGACACCCCTTGCCATCCTATGCTTATCTGAGACACCGACACCATTCTCATCATGTATCACATGTACAGATGCGCCGCCGTCAGTCTTTAGAGAAGCACCCACAGGGCTAGATTGTCCCATCCTCTTCTTATGGAATTGATGTAACAGATCGACAGCTGCTTGAGCATGCTGAGGTGCTTCGTGGGGTAGATCTTTCGTATGAGTAAGATGTCCGAGCATCTCGTCATCTACGGATGTTGCCTCTGAGATAAATTCTGCAAAAGTTTTCATTATTTCTTTGTCCTGTAATCAAGCTTTACATTACCTGGACGATTTGTACCGTCTGTTTTCTTGCCTTTTGGAAGTGCAATTCTAGGTTTTTTTACTTTAATCGGCTGCTGGTTAGTCTCAGTATCGTGGATGTGCGGTTCCTGACCGGCCATAGTAGTTACTAGGTGTGTAGCAGTCCCAGTCGCGCCGTGTCCAAACTTACCGTGACCAGTAGAAGCCTCGTGCGCTACGTGTTGTAATAGACCTGGGTGTTTGTCGTGTATATCATCCAAATGCTGTTGAGCTTCGTCTCTCAACCTATGCAATTCAGTCCTATCATTAGTATGCTGCATAGCATTTAAATTTGACTGGATCTTTTCTACGTGACTCATTACTTCTCTATGATGTTGCTGAGTAAATCCATTATTAGTTTTTGCGTGCTCAGCTAATGCATGGGAATACGTTGCATGGAATTCATTTGGCTCTGCCGACATCAGTTGGGAATCACCCTTCTTGAGAGAAATGCCTATTCTTTCTTTGGGTTTTTTAGGATGAGTCAGCACTATGTCTGCCTTTGATGTCCTATTTTTTGCTCCAGAATTCTTCCACGTATCAGAAAGTTCTCCTGTTTCTTTACCAGTCACCCGTGCCTTATACTTTTGCGATACTGCTTTTTTAAAAGAAGGATGACTGGCCATTCCGTGTACCGCATAAGCAGCGTGGCGAAGTTCATTGTAATATGCAGCTTCATGTTCCGGCTTCTTTCCACCAGTAAATCCGTCATGTGCATTTGCAAAGTTTAGTGGATGGTTCTTGTCTTTCTTTGCAGCTTCTATCTCTCTATGAAGGTGATCTGGATGGGATAGTAGTCTAGAAGCTTCTGGGTGAGATACTGCATGGTCCCACATTGTTGCCAATGCATACTCGTCACTGTATCCGGATGCTGATGCTTCGGTTATAAAATTTAAAAAAGTTAACATTGGAAAGTTTCCCATTATTTAAATATAAATTATTTCTTATATTTATACAAATGAAAAAAGAGGACACGAGGTCCTCTTTTTGTCACAATCCGATCATCTTAGATTGATATTTGAACGACCCTTTAAAGTCATTTCGCAACCATTCTTCTAAGATCTCAAACCTGAGAGCAGAATCATCTTCACCTTCATTAGTAAGATCTTTACGAGCTTCCTTACAGAAGTTAAGCAGCGACTGAAGCGATATATTAGCCCCATCATTCAGAGATGCTGCATGAGTCTTTCCGGCGCGTTGATTAGACATAAAAAACCTCCATTGCTGATATTATGATAATAGCATGAAGGTTTAATTATGTCAACTGTTATTTTGGTTGGTCTTTATGGTCGTGGGGTAGGACTTCTCCGTGCCATGTCACATGATTATTGATTATCTGATGAGATCCAAATCCGATCCATTTTTTATGTATAGTAGGATGCCTATAGACTCTAATAGTCGTGTCACGAGGCATCAACACTTCACTTTCATCTGAGTGACGCATAATATTATCATTGTCTTCAAATTCAGAATGAGGTGCAATGTATGCAGCAGGATGACCTTTAGGAACTTTCAATCTCAATTGATGTACTAGTTCTTCTTTCATGCGCCGTGGATTGTGGCCTGGGGTTGTTATCGCTTTTTTTGTAGACTTAGATAGATATTTATTATAATCAGGATCATTGTGTCCGAAGATAGATGCAGATCTCTGATCGACTGTTGTTGACATAGGATGAGGATGATAGATATCTACATAAGGAACTTCTCTGCCTGCTTTTCTATCTGCTTCTTCGAAATCATGATGGAAAGATCTACTAACACCCCTGTAGACATGTCCTTCATGTTCTGTCGGATGTGCATGTAAAAACGCATCTACATGCGCGCTTTGTTCTTTTGTCATGCTACTAGGTGCAAGGGTATACGTATGTAATGCTTCTGCTTGTGCAGGTGTCGGTTTTTGTTTTTTTGCGGTACTTTTGAAAGCCCTTGCATTTTTGAGGTCGGCGCTTTGTTTTTCAGGTTGTGTGGAAGGAACTCCTAAGCCATCATTATCTGGTCTCACTCGAGATGGGGATAGACTAGATTTTGCCGTTGCTTCTGCCATGAAATTTAGAAAAGTGATCATTTTATTTTTCCTTGTGTCGATATCAAATCATATAATTTTATTTATATAAACAAAAGGGAGGCTGAAAGCCTCCCTTTTCATCACTTGATATTGATGTAGTAATGATCACTTGACGTTGATCTTACCCATAGCGTCTTTCTTAATCTTAGCCTTGACAGATTCTGGCATTGGAATATAATCAAGTGCTAATGCCTGTGAGTCACCCTGATCAAAGGCATAATTAAAGAACGCTAGAGCTAGCTTGCTATTAGCCTTGTCTGATGGTTCAGCATGCATCAAGATAAATGTTGCTGCTGACATTGGCCAGCTGTTATCACCTGGTTGATTGCTGATGATAACGGCAAATCCAGGAGTTCCATTCCAATCAGCTTTTTCTGCTGCTGCTGCAAAAGACTTGGCTGTTGGACTGACATTCTTACCAGCTGCATTGATCATATTGGTGTATGTGATACTATTCTGCTTGGCATAGGCATACTCGACGTATCCGATGCTTCCATCTGTCTGCATCACATTATTTGCAACACCTTCGTTACCCTTGGCACCGATACCAACTGGAAACTCAACCGAAGTGCTTTCTCCAACCTTGCTCTTCCATTCTGCAGATACCTTCGA